TCGAATGGTCTGCTGAGCCAGGGTGCGCGATTGATGACATGAAGGGCTGGCAAGCTGCGAATCCATCCTTAGGCTACACAATCCACATCGATAATTTAAAGGCAGCGATGTCGGATGATGAATCAATCATCCGCACGGAACTGCTTTGTCAATGGGTAAGTCAGATCAACCCAGCCATCAATCCGTCAAGTTGGACAGAGTGCGTGTATGAGGGTACGCTCACTTTGGATCGGGAGCAACCAACTTGGATGGCGATTGATCTGTCACCAGATCGAAAAGCAGCCGCGTTAGTGGCAGCGCAGAAAATGGATGGGGACAAATTCTGCGTTGTTTTACTGGAGACATACACAAATCCAGTATCGATTGACGATAAAGACCTAGCGAACAGTATCGCCGTTTGGACTAAGCGATACAGCACGGAGACGGTCGCATATTCTCGTCAAACGGCTGGCGCGGTTGCTTCTCGGTTGGCTCCAGCCGGAATTTCCACAACTCCGATTGATGGCGCAATTTATGGTCAGGCTTGCGATGAGATGTTGTCGGCAATTACCTCCCAGCGACTTGTTCATGGAAATCAAGCTGAATTGAATAAGCAAGTTTTAAGCGCTGTTAAATTGCCTTTTAAAGATGGCGGTTGGTATTTGGGGAGAAAGGCGTCCGGTGCCACAATTTGCGCGACCGTTGGAATGGCAATGATCAGCCACTTTGCAACTCGACCAGATACGGAAATCGATATAATTGTAGGTTGATTATGCTATAATTTTATGCTAATGGGCATCAAAGATTTATTCGCAAAGGCTCCTGAACCCGTTGGACTAACGGTTGACGCAGCTGCGACTCCAGCACCCTTTAATAACACGGTGCAAAATTATTTTTATCCACTTGCAAGCGCTACACGTCAGCAAGCCATGGCTGTACCGACAATTGCAAGAGCGCGCAATATCATTTGTTCAACGATTGCTTCGTTGCCACTTGAACAGCGCATTAAAGTTTCCGGGGTACGAGTTGAACCCAACCGCGTAATTAACCAACCAGATTCACGCGTTCCCGGATCGGCTATCTATTCATACATCGCTGAGGATCTACTATTTCACGGCGTGGCGTATGGACAAGTGTTATCAATGTATGCAGATGGACGTATCCAAGAATGGACACGCGTTTCACCTGATCGAGTTATTCAAACTTTAAATGCGCTTCAAACTGAAATTACTGCTTATCAAGTTGATGGAAGTTATGTCCCTTCAATGGGAGTTGGCAGTTTAGTTGTATTCAATGGCTTAGATGAAGGATTGTTATCTCGCGCAGGTCGCACGATTCGCGCAGCTGTTGCTTTAGAAAACGCATCAGAAACTTTTGCAAAAGAACCTGTACCTATGATGGTCTTGAAGTCAAATGGAACAAATTTAACTTCAGAGCGAATTGGAAAGTTACTTGAAGCCTGGCGCGTTGCTCGTTTAAATCGATCAACTGCATTTTTAAATGCTGATGTTGAATTGCAGTCACTTGGTATTGATCCTGATAAATTGCAATTGGTACAAGCGCGCCAATACGTCGCCCTAGAACTTTGTCGAGCTGCTGGATTACCAGCATGGTTCGCAAGTGCAGAACAAACATCAATGACATACTCAAACGCCATTTCAGAGCGTAGATCATTGGTTGATTTCTCCTTGCGACCAGTTTTGACAGCAATCGAACAACGACTATCTATGCCGGACTTTGTAGGTCAAGGCAATGAGATCCGTTATGACTTAGATGATTTCTTGCGTGGCAATCCTTTGGAGCGTGCGCAAGTTTATGAAATCCTAAACAGAATTGGTGCAATGAGCATCGATGAGATCCGACAAGAGGAGGATATGTTGCTATGAAGTTAACATTTCCAGTATCACTAACAGCAGCAGATGCCGATTCACGCATCATCGCTGGTCGAATTGTGCAATGGGATGCAGAGGGCAATACCTCTGCCGGTCGCACAAAATTCCTTCCTAACTCAATCGAGTTTGGTAAAAACACTAAATTAGTTTTAGAACACAATCGCACAAAGCCACTTGGTAAATTGGTTGAATGGTCTCAAGATGATACTGGCATTACAGCATCATTTAAAATCGCAAAGACAACTGCCGGCAATGATGCGCTTGAGGAAGCTGCAACTGGACTTCGTTCAGATTTCAGCGTTGGCGTCGAAGTAGATGCGTGGGATAACAAGAATGGCGTCATGGCTATCAGCGCATCCAAACTAATCGAAGTTTCACTTGTAACTGATGGAGCAATCCCAGGTGCAGAAGTGGAAAAGGTAGCAGCAGCCGAGGAACCTGGCGCAGCTGCGACCGAATCAAATCCGGAACCTCAGATCGAGGAACCTACAACAGAAGGAGACGACCTAGTGTCAGAAACCGTTTCAGAAGCAGTATCAACCGAGACGGTTGAAGCTGCTAAGGTCGAAGTTAAAGCAACTTCGTACCCACTTAACTCACAGAAGGTTCGCAATCCAATTGTGGACAAGGCTTCATATTTGGAGCACTCAGTACGCGCAGCACTTGGCGATGAAACATCAAAGTTGTACGTTGCAGCAGCAGCGGACACAACAGACAACGCTGGTTTAATTCCAACACGTCAGTTAACAGAGATCGTTAATGGCGTAGCAAATGCAGACCGCGGAGCAATTGATGCAATCTCACGTGGCACACTTCCAGACGCTGGAATGTCATTCGAGATTCCTAAGGTTACACAGGCTGCACTTGCAGGCGAAACAGCAGAAGGCGGAACACCTTTTGAGCAAGATGTAAACACATCTTTCATCTCAGTACCAGTTAAGAAGTTTGCTGGACAGCAGACATTCTCAGTTGAGTTGCTAGATCGCTCAAACCCAGCATTTTTCCAGGAATTGGTTCGCCAAATGGAATTTGCTTATGCAAAGACAACAGACGCATTTGTTGCGACAGGTATGATTAACAACGGTGCTCTAAACGCAACTGCAAACGCTAACTCATCAACAGGCATCCTTGCTTACGTATCATCAGCAGCAGCTGCTGTTTACGGCGCATCACTTGGATTTGCTCGCTCACTCATTGTTTCTCCAGATCAATGGGGCAACATCATGGGCTACAACGACACAGGTCGTCCAATCTACAACGCATCACAGCCACAGAACGCAGCTGGTGTAGCAACTCCAACATCACTTCGTGGAAACGTTGCTGGCTTGGATCTATACGTATCTCGCAACCTTTCAGGTACAGGCGATTCATCAATGATCGTTGTAAACCCAGAGTCATACACATGGTATGAGTCACCACGTCTACAACTATCATCTAACTTGATCTCAACAGGTCAGGTCCAGGTTATGTACTACGGTTACGGAGCACTTGCAACAAAGATTGCAAATGGCGCAAACCGTTTCAACTTCACCTAAGAAAAACCACTAATCATGGGGGGGCGGTTGCTCCCGATCGCTCCCCCAGCAGTTTAAGAGAGGATGAAATGCCAACAATTATTACAGCGTCAGAGTTGCGATCAGTGCTTGGCGTTTCATCCGCTTTATACTCAGACGCATATCTAAATGAAATTATTGACACATCTGAGGCAGTTATATTGCCTTTACTTGTTACATATGCTTCACCAATAGCCAAGGTTTCGCTGACTGATAATGTCGCAACCTTTGAGACAGTAGGCATCCATGAATTTACCGAAGGACAATCAGTTGTCATTGCTGGATGCGGCACACCATTTAACGGGACTCGAACAGTCAATGCTGATGTCGATGCATACACATTTACAGCAAACATCACTAACGCCAATGTTCTCGAAAAGAATGTTATCCCTAGCGGATCCGCAACACTTACAGGCGCTTCAACTTATGTTGGGGTCGCAGCTGTTGAATCCGCGATCATGGTAGTTTCCGTCGAAGTCTTTCAATCTCGTACTGCTCCTGGCGGACAAATCGAAGGCGTAGATTTTGCTCCGTCACCATATCGAATGGGTCGCAGCTTGTTTAATCGTTGTGTTGGTCTACTAGGACCTTACATCGACGTCGAGACGATGGCTCAATAATGCCATCAACAATTCTTTCAGCCGTTCGCACTCCACTTGCTACAGCTCTTGCTGGAGTATCGGCAAATATTTTTAGTTACGTTCCCGAGCAAGTCCCAGTTCCAGCCGTGGTGGTCGTTCCGGACTCTCCATACATGGAGTTTGAAACCATCGGCAAAAGCACCTTTCGATGCAAGTTAAATTATACAATAACCTGCTGCGTTGCTTACAACAGCAATCCAGCCTCGCTTGATAATATCGAGCAACTAATAACAAGTGTTGTGGCGGTTATACCGGCTGGATATGAACTCCAGGTAGTTGATCGACCAACAGTTACAACAGTAGGCGCTAGCAACTTGCTGGTCGCAGATATAAGGGTGTCCACTTGGTACACCCAAACAGCATAAGGAGAACCAATAATGCCAACAACAGTCATTACGGGTCGCGACCTCGTTCTAACCATCGCAACAGTAAACTACGATGCGCAGACAACTAGCGTCACACTCGTTAACAGCCCAACTATTGATATTTATCAAACTCTCGATGGTAAGGCTTTTAAGCACACAGACGATCTTTGGACTCTCAATGTAGAGTTATTAGCGGACTGGGGTGCAACATCATCACTATTCGAAGCAATGTGGACTGCAGCTGATACTGCACCAAACACAACGCTTGCAGTTTCACTAACAGCAGTTACAGGCGCAGTATTTGCTTGTAACGTATTGCCAGTATTCCCAACAGTTGGAGGCGCAGCACCAGGAGCGCAGACAGATACTTGGGCACTTACAGTAGTGGGAACACCAGCAGACACATTCAGTTAAAATCTAACAACGGGAGCAAAGATGAAATTACCAATCACAATTGAATATAACTCAGGCGAACAAGCAACTTATACTGCTCAACCTCCTGAGTGGGCTAAATGGGAAAAGACAACCGGAAAGGTTATTTCCCAAGCAAACGGACAGATCGGCATCTGGGATTTAATGTTCTTGGCGTATAATGCTTACAAGCGTGAAAACACCGGGAAGCCAACTAAGTCTTATGAAATCTGGTCTGAAACAGTTGCTGACGTAACAGTCGGAGACGATAACCCAAAAGTTATCCAGCCGGAAGCATAGGTCGGATCCTCGTAACTCTAGCAATAGAGACGGGGATTCCTATGCAGTATTGGGACACGGCTGAGGATGTCTTAACGGCAATCGAGATTTTAAAGGAGCGATCGGATGGCAAATGAAGTCAAGATCGCTTATGACAAATCAGATTTACGCGGTATTGCCAGGGCTTTCAAAGGTATGTCAGATGAAGCCGTTGAAGCTGCTAAAGCGGAAAGTTCTAATCTTGCTGAGTATGCTGCTGGACAAATTAAGGTCGCAGCAGCGACTCGCACGGTTTCAGGTACTGCTGCTCGCCGTATTGCTGACGGAGTTAAGGTAAGCAAGACTTCCAAACTTGGTGAGTTTAGTTATGGCTTTGCACGTCAAAAGTTTAGCGGTGGCGGTTCAACTTTAGATTTACTTTATGGAATGGAATTTGGATCTAACCGATTCAAGCAGTTCCCTAAGCGAACACCAAACAAAGGCAGAGGTAATTCAGGTTACTTTATCTATCCGACTTTACGTCAGATTCAGCCTCAGTTAGTACAAAAATGGGAAGAAGCATTTAGCAAGATATTGAAGGAGTGGGATTAATGGCAGGTAATAGAACCCTCAAACTCTCGATTCTTGCTGACGTTGATGATCTCAATAAGAAGTTAAAAGCAGCTAACGGCGACGTCGAAAATTCAGCAACGCAATTAGAGAAATTTGGCAAAGTAGCCGGGGCTGCGTTTCTTGCAGCTGCAGCAGCTGCTGGAGCCTATGCAGTTAAAATCGGCGTCGACGGAGTTAAAGCAGCGCTGGCAGATGAACAGAGCCAAGTCAGATTAGCCTCAGCGTTGGAAAACGCAACAGGAGCAACTAAGGCTCAAATTGCTGCTACTGAGGATTCAATTGACAAGATGGCACGTGCTACTGGCGTGGCAGATGATTCTTTACGTCCTGCCCTTGCTCGCTTGGCTTTAAGCACAAATTCAACTAGCAAGGCTCAGGAGTTATTGGCACTTGCTCTTGATATCTCAACCCAAACAGGCAAGCCTCTTGAAGGCGTAGCAAATGCCTTGGGTAAGGCTTATGACGGTAACACGGCAGCTCTTGGCAAATTAGGCGTTGGACTTTCAAGCGCTGAATTAAAAGCAATGTCATTTACGGATGTGCAAACAAAGTTATCTGATCTATTTGGTGGCGCAGCTGCTAAAAACGCTGAGACCTTTCAGGGACGCGTAGATCGTCTCAAAATTGCATTTGATGAAGGCGTTGAAGCAATCGGTTATCAGTTGCTCCCGATTATTGAAAAACTTATTGCAATCATTGTAGATAAGGTTGTTCCGAACTTTCAAAAATTTATTAAACTATTTGATCCGTTAAAAGAAGCCATCGACCGCAACAAAGATTCATTCCAGGCACTTGGTAATTTCATCGTAGATTACATAGTTCCAGTATTCACGGTTGCTCTTGCTGGTGCCATTTCATTTGTGGCTAAGGTAGCCGGTGGAGTTGTCGATATCGTAGGCGGAATTATCAACGTGATTCGTACCTTGGTATCCGGCGCAATCGATGGCATTAACGCCATGATTAAAGCTTACAACTCAGTACCTTTA